CAGGACCGAAGGGCAAGGGATTGAAGGTCACGCATCTACAGGTGCATCCCGATCACAGCAGCAAGAAGGTGGGAACATCATTGGCAGTCGAGATGTATCGCCATCTCCATCGGCGTGGGCATGCAATCCAGTCGGATGCAATACAGAGCCATGGTGCAGCGCATGTATGGAACACAATGCGTAATGATCGCGAACTCAAGAAGCACATGATGATCCATAGCGACCGCGAACCACTGCGCGGTGAACTGCATACTTTCGAGAAACGCGCACACCGAAGACCCGAGAGACACATCTGGTATCAGCACAGCCGCAACTGGAGTGCAGGGCGAGAGAAGGTCGAACCTTCGCATGGAGATGAGCCAGATGAGGTGAAGACACTCGTACTCTCTGGCAAGAAACGCAGGAAGAAGATGAATGAAGCACCAGAACTTGATGCTTACATTGAGCCAGGTGAAACCAAGAAAGAACCATTCAATGTTTCATACTTGAAGAAGAAGAGACATACCTTCGACTCAAAATCATTCGTCGGACACAAAAGGATGGGAGACATACATCCAAAATACGAGATGTGGAGACACACCACCGAGTTGACAGACAACAAGGGAAACAAATATCATCACCATCAGTTCAGCATAGTCCACAAGGACACGCGGAAAAAGGTGGGGGATATAGATGCCGTTGGGGGAAAGATCCATAGAAAGACTGGTGAACACAGGGCTGGTACGGGTAAAGATTTAAAGATCAGTTATCTTGGAATACACGATGACCATTCTGCAAAGAAAGTTGGAACATCACTCGCCGTCGCTGCATACAAGCATCTGCACAAAAAGGGTCGTTCCATCAAGAGCGATACCACGCATAGTTTCGGTGGAGCGCATGTATGGGATACCCTACGCAAGGATCCCGAGGTAAAGCGTCATGTGAAGTTCCATGATGAGAGGGACAACAAGGCAGTTCCTGCACACAAGTTGGATTATGACAACATCTGGCAGGAGCATCCATCGGGGCAGGAGACAACTCTTGTACTTCATAAGAAGCGCAAGAAGAAACCCGCCGTTGTGTCGGAAGACATTGAGATGGCAAATGTGATGGGTAAGCCTTGGGGTGGATTTCACAGGGACTTTTCAAGAGTAGTAAACAATCCTTGGGCTAAAAAGCCAGTTAATGTGAAAAGGTCTGGCAAGATTGCCAAGGGTTATACCCTGCACACAATGCAGGATCATGATGATCCAAAAATTGAAAGACACTATATCGTCCATGATGATACCAATCATGTTGCGGGTGAAATTCACACACATAGTTCTCCCATGACGGATGAACATCATGTAGTGAGTACCGAAATACACGGTGATCATACCAAGAAAAAGATCGGCAAATCGCTTGCGATCCTTGCATACAAGCACCTTGCAAGGAAGAAGGGAAACCTTCACAGCAGCAACCTACAGAGTCCAGGTGGGGCATCCGTATGGAATCGGCTACGCAAGGATCCCAAAATGAAGGGAAAGGTCTTTCACCAGACCAAAGGTGTAGAGGTTCCTGCACATGATGTGCCAGACAAGCAGATATGGACATCCGCAGTTGGTTCAAAGGTTGAAAGATCAAAGGGAACACCCCACTATCGTCCAGGACCACGATCTCGGTACAGCCAAGAGCATGAGAACATCCTTCGCTCAAGACTTGTGATCCGACCCGCAAAGAAATCCTAAATATACAAGACTCACGAATTGGAGAATACAAATGGGCGTACCTAACATTCAGCAGCAACTATATCTCAAGACCGCACTCAATGAAAGCAAGGATGGGATGTTCGATCATCCCGCCGATCTTGATGAGGGTAGTCACATGAAATCAATACGGCTTGCACGGGCAGGAAGATTTGACGATTCTACCCTTGCAAGCGATAAGGCACAGGCAAGTGAAATGCTCCGTGGTGGTGCATCCGAGAGAACCATGAAGGCTCACTTCAACAAGAAGGACTATGCCGCTGGTACAAGGGCGCAGGGGAGATTCGACAAGGCAGCAGCAAAGAAGCGCAGGGCTGCACTCAAGGCAAAGGGTATTGCTGAGGCTCTTGAAGAGAAGTTGGAGTTGAATGAGGGGGGCTATCAGGCAAAGCGTCTGAGGATGTTTCGGACAAGAAAGCCATTTAGCCCAAAAGTAGCAGACTTCATGGGAAGATCCTTCAAGAAGAAGATGGCAAGAGATGCAAGGATTTCCGCCAGCGCGGGTGGAGTTGGTGCGGACACGGTTCGTAGGGGGAGAAGAGATGCTGCAATGAAGGCAAAAGGTATAAAGGAAAAATACCCAATGCTACAAATCACAGAGGGAAGCCTTGGTCTCAAGAGAGTCCTGAGAAAGGGAAAGCACAATCCCCGTAAGTACGGAACTCATATGACAAAGAATGCCGTTCGTCAACTTGCCGCAAGTGGAAGAGATCCAAACGACATCAAAATCTATGGAACTAGGGGCATTGAGAACTTTGGATTCCAAGTCAATGCAAATGTGAAGAGAGAAAAGGCACTCAAGGCAAAGGGGCTTCTTCCTGCTGCAAAGCCACTCTCACCAGAAGCATCAGCCTCTGCTGCAAGAATAGGAAGACTTTCCAGGCAGCGAAGAGGCATGGACTATTAAGCACAAACAAGGAATATACAAATGGATAATCAGTTTCTCAGGCATCTACAATCACTGACACCCGAAGGCAAGGCAGCGGAGAAGAAGTTGTTCATTCCCGCAGATCAGTTCAAGGCAAAGGAGCCTGAGAAGATCGATATGGGAGATGAAGTCGAGGTCGAGGAACTTGATGAAGCCACTCGCTCCAAGTATCTAAAGGCTTATGCCAAGCACAAGGTCGGAACGGATACAGGCAAACTTGAACTTGCAAGGATGAAGCGAAGTGCTGCCATGCTCCGTCGTGGCGGGGCTGACGATGAAACCATGAGGGCTGGTGTTGCTGACAAGGGAGATATGAAAACCTACAACCGAGTTGCAATGGCTAAGTATCGCTTTGCAAACAAGGCAGCAAGAAGCGAAGAAGATGGCAAGAAGTCTCCTCGCAATGTGAAGGAAGAGATGGAACTTGATGAGGCAATCCTCAAGGGTGACAGCGCAAGGCGTTCCATTCTTCTACGCAAGAACAAGGAAGCCAAGCAACAGGCTGCTAAGTTTCAAGATACCGTGAAGTGGGCTGGCAGTCCACAGACAGCAGCACTCTACACCAAGCCACCAGAGCCAAGCCCAACTGCCAAACTCAGGACTCGCAAGACAGACAAGCGCGGAGTCGAGGTCGGTGGCAAGAAGGATTTCAGTGCAGCAGAGAAGTCTGCAAAGGCTGGTCAGCAGAATGCAGAGGAGATCATGGATGTCCTTCATCGCAAGCCAGAGGGAACCAAGATCAAGGTATTCGGCAAAGGTCCACGCGGAACAGACAAGACTGTTCATGTCCATAGGAAGACCGAACTTGGCAAGCACAAGTTCTATCATTCATCAAGCGGCAAGGAAGTCGAGTTGGTGAAGGGTGGAGTCGGTCTACGAGTCCTTGATGCACGGACAAAGAGAGTCATCCTTGATCGCGGAAACGATGCGATCTGGGAAAGCACAATGAACGAAGCCGCACCCGATGTAGGGCAGAACCTCAAGGGCATGCCACGCAAGTCCGCAAGGAAACTCGCATATGCCCTCAAGAGAGGCGGGGATCGCAGCAAGGAGATGGCTCGTCAGACCCGCAAGATGGGCAGCAATGCAAAGAGATGGGGCAAGAGGCTTGACACCGCTCTCTCTGATTTCTCCAAGCGCACTGGCATTCCTCTCAAGGAAGGTTCTCTTGGCATGAAGAAGGGCATTCGCATGTCGAGTGCAGTCAGGAACAAGGGGCATACCGACATCGGCACCAGGGCGCAGTCAGCCGAACTCCGTGCCATCTCAAAGATCAACAAGGCGGCTGGTGGCACAGGACGCATCACCACTATTCCACCAAAGTACAAGTTCACCGATGCCGAGTATGCTGCAATACAGGGAATGTACAAAAAGGGTATCTCTGGCAAGATTCGACAGAATGCAGTTCGTGCTGCAAGAATGCGTGGACGCATGGGTGGATCGGAGATGAACGAAGGGAATCTAAAGTCAAGCAAGTTTCTTGACATGATGCCATCGGCACTGCGTAGTGCAGTCAAGATCCATGACAAGATCAAGGGAACCAAAAAAGGTATGTCAGTTCGAAATAAGCCCGTGGTTGGTCCTGGAAATGCTGCACGAAACTACTATAGGAATCTTCGCAGTTCTGTGACTGAAGGCATGACTCCCGAAGACAAGAAGCCTCACCTCAAGAAGGGTTCTTCTAAACTTGAGAGACCTATTCAAAAGAAGTTTGCCTCTGGCAAGTTCTCGCATCAGATGAGTCCTGCCGAGTATCAAAGGTATTTCGGCAGACCAAAGCCGATGAGCGAAGGCACGGTTGGCAGGGCATACAAGAAGGGCAAGAAAACCGCAAAGCGCATACTCAGGAAACTTTACAAGTCTCTTGCATCTCCAAGGGATGCAGCGGACATCATGATCACAGGAAGAAACTTCTAAGGGAAAAACATGAAGAGCAAAGACCTAAAATCACTCAATGAAAGCATCAATAGTGTAGTTTCTCCTGTGCAACAGCATGATGTTGCAAGAGGATACATCAACTCTCTCACAGGCAAAGCCCGTCAGTTGAATGAAGAGAAGGACGAGAAGGAAGAGACTCCTGCTCAGGAAAAAGCAGAGGACAAGGCAGAGATGCTCATGAAGAGACTCGCTGCCAAGGCTCTCAAGAGGGCAAAGAAGAAGGCAGCGACCAATGAACAAACGGAAAAAGCCTCATCAATCAATCAACCGATCAAGCGCAATCCTCTTGCCAAGCCAAAGATCAAGAAGCCACCTCATGATTCCCCAAAGCCATCTGGTCATTATGTAAAGGAAGAAGAAACCCATCTCGCAGAGAAGGCAGCACCTGGGTATGAGAATTGGGCATCCGATCCAAAGGTCAAGGCATCCTTCAAGAAGCAGTACGGCAAGGACTGGAAGCAAGTCATGTATGGTCGCTCATGGAACATGAAGAAGATGGATGAGGAGACCGAGCAGTTGGATGAGTTGAGCAACCAATTACTTCATCGGGCAAAATATGCCTCATGGGTGAAGCGTAAGTTGTCCAAGAAAACTGGCGAGGCTCTTGACAAGAAAATCAATAGAGAACTTCTAAGGCGTGGAGATGTTCATGCAGATCGTCCTCGCGAACGAAGGCGATCACGATCATCAGAAGACTGGATGAGTGAAGATGTGCAGTTGAATGAGTTGAGTGATGCACTCAAGTCAAGAGCAGCGTCGAAGGCTTATGATAGCCTTCGACACAGCGTTACCGCATCTCATGGATCAGGATCAAACAGGGAACAGGCAGCAAAAACAGCAAAGAAAAGACTCAGGCAAGTAAAAAGGTTCACAGGAAAGAAAACTGCGATGCCCTCTCCCGATCTAGTGGTAGTGAGTGAGGCTGGCTACAAGCGTCTTGGGCGTATCAAGGGAGCAGCATACAAGGCAGAACTCGCTTCGCGTGGTGCTGATCCAAACACCTCGTTGCAAGGTCTTGTGAAGGCTGCAAAGTTGAAGAGAGCCGCAGCAGAGCGCGAGGCTCAGGTAGCCGCAGGAATGGCTCGTCGTGGCGGTGCATCACCCGATGCAGTCCGTGGTGGCGGTAGCCGCATCGGACCCAGCGGCAAGTACACTCAGAAGGCTGGTGCGCTTGCCAATCAGCGCGACAAGGCACTTGCCAAGTTCCGCATGAAGGCTCGTACCGCTCAGTTGTTTGATAAGGGAGAAGATCAGAGCAGGAAGAGGGAGCGTCAACAGGCACAGGCTGCTTTCGAGAAGAAGGCTCGTACTGGTGACTTCGGACAGGACAACCAGGCTGCTCTCAGGGCAAGATCGAACTTCCAGAAGCGTTTCGGAAGACTCAAGGGAAAGTAATCAAAGGAGATAGATCATGGCAAAAGTGAAGACACCCGCAAGACCAAGAATCCGTGACCTCAAGCATCAGATGTTTGTGAAAACACTGAATCGTAAGAAAAACCATGCTGGCTGCAATGCCAGAAATGCAAAAAGCACTAAATAGTTCAAACGGGGATTCTAGAACCTCCCCTCCATAAAGTTTCGAAACAAAGGAAAGAATATGATCAACAGAGATTCCTACAAGTCATTGATTGAAACGGTCAATGCAGCAGTAACGGGAGAAGATATACAAGAGGGCATGATGAAGAAGCCAAAGCCCGTTCTTCCCCCAAAGGATCCAAATCGCAATAATCCTCTTGCCAAGAAGGGTCCGATTGCAGAAGAGGAACTTGAGAACGATGTCGAATGGGATTCCATCGATGAGATTCTTGCAGAGGGAATCGCAGCCTTCGGTGAGGATGCCTTTGTAGCCATTCTTGAGAACTTTGAGGAGACTGGCGAACTTCCCGAAGAGATGATCGAATTGATCGATTCTATCTCTGATGAAGACAGTGAGTGACATTACCTTGGCACAGGTAGACAAAGAAGGGAGAGTGGAAACACTCTCCCTCTTTCATTTCTAAATAATGGTAAGGAGACGATAGAGATGGCGAACCTTAACTCTGCAATACAGAGAGTGTTATTTGAGAGCAACGATGTTGATGTATCAGGCAAGTATTCCCTGTTTGCCTTGCACAACAACAACGATGCTGTTCTTCACCTTTTCGAAGACAGGGAAACATTCGAAACCATGAAACACAAGTTTACATCGAATGACGGTATCAAGCGTCTAGGGGCATCCAAGTTGCCCGAGAACACGACCTTCAAGCAGTTGAGCGAGAACATCGAACGCAAGTTCGGAGTGCCTAGAGAAAGATTCTCAGTCCGTACCCATGATCCGATGATCAGGGAGGAGCAGAAGCCCAAGAAGGTTCAGAATGTTTCTAAGCCCGTCTCAAAGCCCTCCAATCCCGTCCTAGAAAGCGTTCTGAGGGGCAAGGAAAGATTCTCAGCCCGTCCGCAGCAAGCCCCCCCACAGCCCGTGGTAGAGAGGCAGGAGCCTACGATCAACTCCTTCCGCCCCGCAGTCGATCAGAAGATAGACCTCTCCCGCCTCAATAGTGGCGACAGACCAATGCTAGGATGAACCATGGAAAATAAAGATTCCGATCAAGCACCGAATGAAAAGACCTACATCGTCAAGTATCGGCTACCTGGCGAGGAGGGAAGGAACCCACGAAAGGTTCGGGTGAGTGCGCGGAATCAATCCGATGCCAAAAAGACAGCCCTTGCCACCATTCCCGATGCCAAGATCATCGGTGGTCCGAAGGAGATCAAGGAAAGCATCGAACTTGATGAAGGTGTCCTTGATTTTGCAAGAAGGGTCGGCAACTTCCTCAAGCGTTGCGTTGGGCATGGATGCCTCAAGTATGCCGATAGCCCCATAAAGGGAAAGAAGGATACCATCTCGACCACGCGCAAGATGCTTACCCGCGAACTTGCACAACATGCTGGAGAGAAGTTGGTTCGATCTGGCGGTGGTGAGCCTCGCAGGGTCAAGATCAAGATGGCGAAGAAGAAGAAAAAGAAGCCATCGATATTCGGAGCAATCGGATCGCTCATCAAGAACAAGAAGTCAAGGACATACAAGAAAAAGAAGAGATGATCATCTCATCCATTCTGCTCTGTAGACTCTTGGGAATATTCCCACTCTGTATCCTATGACTCTCTGCCCCGATGGTGCCACTGCCACTCGGTTTGTTGTTCTTCTTGCACCAAACACAGGATAGTATTCACTTGTCTTGTCTGGAATGTACCCATTGAGCATCATATGGGAATATTGCACAACTCCATCTCGACTTATGGATACGCTTCCCTGAGCCACCAGATTTATGTTGTTGAGACCGAACTTCTTGCCGAAATCCAATCCGTATATCGAATACTGCACAATCTTTTCATCATCGATCTCTTCCTTGACATTGATTGGTCTCTTTGTCGGACTCTTTGCGGATTCCACCAGAAGAGTCTTGAAGAAGTTTTTTGTTTCTTTGTGATTCCAAATGAACAGACCGCTTTTCTCGGAGATGCCAGAGTAGTTCTGAAAATCCTTTGCGTTTGCTTCCTCACTACCCTCTTTCTTTTTCTTGAATGAGATGTAGCAGGATGGATAGAGAGTTTTCCCGTCCCTGCTGACAAGGACGAAATCAGTCTTCGGTTCCTTTCCAACAACTGCAACAGCCCCGACCACATTTGAAGCGGTGTATGACTTTCCATCCTTGCGAAATTTCAAGGTCAACCCTGCTCTACCAGAAACCTTCTCAAGTGCCATATTGAATTCGGAGACTCCAATCCTATCCGAGTCCTCCTTCAAATAACGAGGAAGTATTTTTTGTGTACCGGCAAAGTTCATGTCTATCTCTCTAAATGCAGATGTATCGAATTCCTTGAGATCAAGTTGAGCAAGAATGCCATAGTAGACAGGAGTTTCTTTCTTTGTCTTCTGCTTCTGTGGCTTTACCGTCAGGGAATAGTTGGAAAAGGTGACATCGGTTTTTCTACCAGGCTTCACGGTTCCGAGGTAATGAGATGCCATCATTGAGGCAACAGCCTCTCGCATTTTCACTCCACTGCGTCCAGTGGGAGCATCAGGAAGATTGAGGACTATTTCCTTTCCCTCCACGGATACATCTTCCTCAGAGTATTCCTTCTGAAGAACCTTGACCATCGCATCTTTTTGTATCCGACTTGGCTTCATCTGTTCTCCTTCATAGCAATAAATATCTATGATGCCGCACGAACTGCACAAGATCGCAGGAATCGACTACTCCCTCTGTGGACCATGCATATGCGTCTTTGAGGGTGGAGGAAGATTCACATTCGATGACTGCTGCTTTTACTTCCTCACGGACACCAAGAAGTATGCAAAGCGGTTCATGGGAAACATCAATGGAGAGTTGTTTTCCGAATGGAATGTGGACATGGAGCGGTATCAGAGCATCGCTGATTGGGCAGTCGATATCCTCAAGGGAATGCATCAGGTCTCTCTTGAGGGATATGCATACTCAGCGACAGGCAAGGTATTCCATATCGCTGAGAACACGGGAGTCCTCAAGTACAAGTTGTTCCAAGAGGGAATCCCCGTGACCATCATTCCACCAACCGAAGTCAAGAAGTTCGGAAGCGGCAAGGGAAATGCAGACAAGCAGATGATGCATCATGCATTCGTCAAGGAGACGGGAATCGATCTCAAGAGCCTGATGACTCCCGAAAAGAAAGATGTCGGATCACCAGTATCCGACATCATTGATTCTTATTACATCTGCAAGAAGATGCACACAGACTTACTTGTTAGCAGTCTCTGAGATTACAACAGCCTTTGCCTTCTTCTTCTGAATGGCATTGTATGCATTCCATCCGATGAGACCAGCAATGCCGACTCCGACTACGATTGCGGCAAGCAATGCATTGTCATCCTTCGTTGCAGGAGCAGCAGGATCAACTGCAACTGTGGCAGGATCAATATCCTGATCTGCAACGAATGTCTCCGAATCCTTCACTCCACAGCAGTTGACTCCGACTCGCGTATCCATGACGCGAAGGCAGCAGCCTGTGCTGAAGATTGCGAATGCCGACAGAACTCCAAGTGTGAACTTTCTCATAATCATACCCTTTCTCATGTTAGTGTGATTGTCTTTCTACCTGTCCTGATCACGATTCTATCCTTGAGATCATTTGCAAGCATCTCAAGTTCGTCATGCGAGAGCAATCCGATTGCCTCGTCAATGGTGATTGTATCTATGCCATGAAGGTTGTAGTGCGTCTCGCGCAAGGTGGTGTTCCTTGGATCGATTGAGAGGCGCATCTCATTCGTAGGCTGTTGTCCCTTTGCAAACCTCGGGTTCTCAAAGTTCTTCTTGGGGAATCCCTTCGGACCTTGGCGAACCAACTTCACCTGAGTCGCCTTCTTTCCCTTGCCAAGAGTTGACACAAGCCCTTCATGCTCTTCTCCAGCATGAGTGGAGACATCGAACTGATGTTCATGCCCTCGGAACTGATCAAGCATGTGATGGGTTGCTTGTTTGACATGATGGTGAGCCTTGAACATGGACTTGAAGTGAGGGGCATGGGCATCGATGTCGCCGTGAAGTTCTGCGAGTTTCTTTGCCCTGCCCTTTTCACTCTTCGTCGTTCTATCTACCCATGCTTTTGCATGTGCCTTCAATCCTTCCACGCTGCGGAGTCCTGTCGTCCTTGCGGCTGTGTTTGAATAGTTTCGCACCATGTCATGCAACTGAGAATGAACACCTTCTCCACTTGCAAGCCTACGGGAGAACTCATGAACCTCGGGAGTCAGGTGCTACTGTGCAGCGGCAAGGTGCTTCGTGATCTGCCTGTTGCGGCTTGGATGAAGGGATAACTTCGTCTTCTTGTTTATCGATAGGTCGGGAGCATGAACTCCCTCTCCCTGCAACTGCTTGACATCAGGGTGGCTCGTTGACTTCACCATCTTTCCAGGATTCTTCTTTGAAAGTTTGTATTGAGAGTGTGCGGCAATGGAAAGAGTCGCACCTTTTTTCTTCTTGTATGTGATGGTATTCGGTTTTGCAGTATCTGCACTTGTATCGGTATGATGAACAAGGTCTGCCTGAAATGCATGACCAGGCTTGATCTTCATCTTCTTGACATGATGCAATGCAGGAATGAGATCACGGACATAATGTTCCTTGCCTGTCTTGTGAATGTCCTCTTCGCTTCGAAAGATTGCTTCA